AGATTACAAAAAAATGCTAGAAATGATTCAAAGAAAAAATAGCAAATTTATGAATCGTTAAGCTGATATTTGCATTAATAAAGCACTTAAAAACATAACTAAAAAAACACCGTAAATATTAAATAGATTCATCATATAGCTATGCTATACATGAAAAATTAAGTACATAAAATATAAAACATAAGGATATTAACTGTCAAAATGGCTATTACATACAGAGGAGAACGCTTTTCAGGTTACAATAAGCCAAAACGCACACCAGGTAAGTCCAAAAAGTTTGCGGTACTTGCAAAACAAGGCAAACAAGTAAAATTAATACGGTATGGTGACCCTAATTTATCAATAAAGAAATCTATGCCTGGTAGACGTAAGTCTTTTCGAGCTAGACATCGATGTGATACGTCACCACCATCAAAATTAACCGCAAGATTTTGGTCTTGCAAGAATTGGTAATAAAAGAAAGATACAAAAATGAAACATGGCGGCAAAAGAGAAGGTTCAGGTAGACCAAAAGGCGTTAAAAACGGAACAAGACATGAACGTCTTGAAAAAATGCTTAACAAGGGTACTGTAACTCCGCTTGATTATATGTTAAATATACTTAACACTAAAAAAACTAGCCCTGAAAAGAAAATGTGGGCAGCAGAGAAAGCAGCACCGTATGTTCACTCAAGGTTATCTTCGGTTAACAGCACTATTAGTGGTGATGACGATAAGCCTGTCAATGTTAGCATTGGTTGGAGAAAAAAGAAACGTGATTGAGGGTTTACTTGGTAGAATTATGCCAATGATGTCAAAAGTAGGACTCTTGGTAGATGATTCTAGTCCTACTAACATGGAACAAGTATATAATATACTTAACAGCGATGAGAGATTAAGTAAAAACGCAGTAGCTGCAATTATGGGTAACATAGATGTAGAAACAGGTGGCAGTTTTGACTTTATGCAACAACAAAACAAAGGGCCTGGCTATGGACTTTTTCAGTTTGAAGGTATACAAAGACAAGAGTACGATAAGTTTATAAAAGACAATGATCTAGATGACTCAGCTAAATCACAAATAGATTATGTTATGGAGAATATATTTGGTGATAAACAAAACATAGTGGGACAAGGCAACGCTAAAAAAATACGTGATGCTTTTGCTGGTGATGTAGATACTGCTACGGAAATGTTTATGACTAAGTTTGAAAGACCTAAAGATCAAAGCTCTAAACAAATAAATAAAAGAATTAACAAAGCAAAAAGTATTATGGATATGTTCAATGATTAAATTTTTAAGCATAGTTGAAAAATACTTAGCACGATTACAAAGTTGGATTTGGAAAAAGCGTTGGAATAGACGTAAGTAATGGAATTAGAAATACCTTACGAACCAAGACCACTACAAGAAAAGATTCACAACGATCTAAGAAGATTTAATGTCATCTGCTGTCATCGCAGATTTGGCAAGACTGTATTTGCCATCAATCATTTAATTATGACTGCATGTGAAATACAGAACGCAAGATTGGCGTATATAGCACCAACATATAGACAGGGTAAAGCAGTCGCTTACGACTATTTAAAAGAATATACAGAACCCTTAATGAAACTTGGTGGTAAACGTCACGAAACCGAACTGAAGGTTGATCTATGGAATGGATCACGTATACAAATCTTCGGCTCGGACAATCCCGATGCACTTAGAGGTTTAGGTTTTGACGGTGTATGCATGGATGAGTTTGCTCTCATGTCACCTCGTACTTGGACAGAGGTTGTCAGACCTGCCATCAGTGATAAACTAGGTTATGTTATTTTTATTGGTACGCCTATGGGCCATAATCAGTTTTGGGATGTATATGATTTTGCAAAACGAACAGGGAAGGATTGGTATGCACAACTTTATAGAGCAAGTGAAACAGAAATTATCGATGCTCAAGAACTTGAATCTGCTAGAGCTACTATGCCAGAAGATCAATATGAGCAAGAGTATGAATGTAGCTTCCAAGCTGCAGTCAGTGGGGCCTATTATGGCAAACAAATACAAAAAGCTGAAAAAGAAAATCGCATCACTGATGTAGATTACGATGATAGTATTGGTGTAGAAACCTGGTGGGATTTGGGTATAGGTGATTCGACTTCAATTTGGTTTGCACAACGCACTGGCAACGAAATACATCTGATAGATTACTATGAAACTTCAGGTGAGTCACTGGCACACTATGCTGGTGTCTTAGAAGATAAAGGTTACAACTATAGTCGGCATGTAGCACCACATGATATTGTAGCAAGAGAATTAGGCACAGGTAAATCTCGTTTAGAGGTTGCCTATGATTTAGGTATTAACTTTGATGTATGTCCAAAGCTAGAAATACAACATGGTATTGAGGCGGTAAGAAATACATTAGATCAATGTTGGTTCGATAAAAACCGATGTAAGTATGGTATTGATTGTTTGCGACAATACCGCAAAGAGTTTGATGATAAAATGCAAACATTTAAAAATAAACCCTTGCACAACTGGGCATCACATGGAGCCGATAGTTTTAGATATGGCTGTGCAATAGATCCTGGCACTGCTAGTGTATGGACAAGAGAAATTAACGTAGATACAAGGTATATAGTTTAATATGGCAAAAGGTAAACCACTTACAGAATTAGAAGTTGGCTCGATAGTTAGCTCAGAGATTAAAGCATCTTTAGGTTACATTGGTTCTGACATTACAGAACAAAGACAAAAATCATTAGAATATTATTTTGGTGAACCTTTTGGTAACGAGCAAGAAGGTAGATCACAGGTTGTATCTACTGATGTATCTGATGTTATTGAGTCAATCTTACCAACCCTGTTAAGAACCTTTGCAGCTAGTGATGAGATTGTAAAGTGTGAACCTGTTACTGCAGAAGATGAAGAAGTTGCAAAACAAGCTAGTGATTATCTTAACTACGTTTTTAACAAAGACAACGATGGTTTTATTACCCTTTACACACTATTCAAAGATGCACTAATACAAAAAAATGGTGTAGCTAAAATTTACTGGAACACATCAAACAAAGTAGAACGTGAAACATACGAGAAACTTAGTGAAGATGAATACACTATGTTGTTGGATGAAGATGGTGTAGTAGCAAAAGAACACACTGAGTACGAAGATGAAAGTGCAAAGAAAGAAAAGAATAAAATACTAGAGCAGATAGAAGAATCAGGACAGCCTGTAGATCCTATGGTGCTAGACCAAATAGAAAACACACCAATACCAAACTTGCATGATGTGGTAATAGAACGTGAAGAAACTTACGGTAAAGTAAAAATAGAAGCTATACCACCTGAAGAGTTTCTTATTGAACGTAGAGCTAAAAGTATTGAAGATGCAAACTTTGTAGCACACCGAACTACAGCTACAAGAACACAACTTATTGAAGCTGGGTTTGATAGTGATAAGGTTTATAGTTTACCTGCAGACTCACAAGACAAATACAACGAAGAAAAAACTACAAGATTTAGAAACCTAGATTACGACTACGATAGTAATGCAGGTGAAGAAAGCACCGATGAAATATCTATTTACGAGTGTTACATCCGTATTGATGAAGAAGGTGATGGTATTGCTAAGTTAAGAAAAATTACTTTAGCAGGTACTGAAGGTTATACGATACTTGATAACGAACTATGCGACAGCGTACCGTTTGTATCTGTTACACCTATCATGGTACCACACAGATTTTATGGTCGTTCTGTATCTGAAATGACTGAGGACTTACAGTTAATCAAGTCTACAGTTATGCGTCAGTTACTAGACAACATGTATCTAACTAACAACAACCGAGTTGCAGTCATGGATGGTCAAGTTAATCTTGATGATCTACTAACTAATAGACCTGGTGGTGTAGTTAGAACTAAAGGTTCGCCTGGTCAAGTAATGATGCCTATGCAAACGCAAACTATAAACAATCAAGCGTTCCCTATGTTAGAATATCTTGACACGGTAAGAGAGCAACGCACAGGAATTACACGATACTCACAAGGTATGGATGCTGACTCGTTAAACAAAACAGCAACAGGTGTAAACACGATATTATCTCAAGCACAAATGCGTGTAGAACTTATTGCACGTATCTTTGCCGAGACTGGTGTTAAAGACATGTTCTTAAAAATGTTTGAACTAGTTGTCAAACACCAAGACAAAGAAAGAATTATAAAAATTAGAAATAACTTTGTACCGTTCAGACCTATGGAATGGCGTAACCGTTGCAACATTTCTATAAGTGTAGGACTAGGTACTGGTTCAAGAGATCAACAACTTGCTATTTTAAATAACATATTACAAACTCAGCTCAAAGGTTTAGAACTACAAGGTTCTGCTGTTGGGCCTATGGTTAACTTACGTAACATTTACAACACGCTAAGTAAGATTGTAGAAAACGCTGGTCTGAAAAACCCTAATGCGTTCTTTACTGATCCTGATGTGGGTATGCAAAACATGCCACCACCACAGCCACCACAACCTACCGAGTTTGAAAAAGTTTCACAGCTTCAAGTTCAAGGTGAGAACTACAGAAAACAAATTGATAGCGAACTTAAAATAAAACAATTAGAAAAAGATTATCAAGAGATGATTCTGAAGTTTGAAACTCGTATTAAAGAACTAGAATTACAATACGGTACTAGAATTGACGAAACACAACTACGTAACAATGCGATGTTGGCTAAAGAAGAAATAGTACAACAAGGGAAAATCCAAGAACAAGCACAAAAGTCTTTGCTTGAACAACAAAAATCTGCACTTAGTGAACTTGACCAAGTAGCACGAACTATGGTAAACCCTAATAATGCAAAAGAATAGTTTAGAATCTGAAAGATCACGTGGTGAAAAAGCAAAGTTATTGCTAGACGAACCGTTATTTAAAGAAGCATTTGAAGTTTTAAAACAAGAATATCAAAATGCTTTGTTGGCTACCAAACACAATGAAGATGAAGAAAGAAAAATTTTGTGGTTAGCCTATCACCTTACTGACAAGGTAGAAAACCATTTTCGAACCGTTATGGACACTGGTAAATTAGCTAGTGTACAACTTAACGACATCAAAAAGAATTCGACTTAAATCGAATACACCAACCTGATAAGGAGTGTAACATTTAAAAAAAGGAGGCTGTTATGGCTGATAGCCAAGCAACTAACGTAATAGATGCAGGAAATCTTATTAAAGGTCTAATGACCAACAATGAATCTGCACCTGTTGAAACTGCTCCTACAGAAGTATCTGAGGAGCCAACCGAAACAGTACCAACAGAAGAAGAAGGACTTCTTACTGAAGAGACTGAAAGCCCTGATGAGACAGAGTCTTATGAGGCAGAAGAAACATCTGAGTCGAGTGATATACAAGAGAACTCTGAGGAACCAATGTACACTGTAACCATAGATGGTACAGATTTGTCGGTCAACCTAGAAGAGTTAATTCAAGGGTATCAACGAAATGCAGATTACACTCGTAAAACACAGGAACTTGCACAGGAGAGAAACCAGTCAAGCGAATTTGTTGAACGATCCAAAAAAGACGTTGAAGCCAAACTACAAAGGCTAGACCAACTGAACAACGCTGCACAAGCACAACTACAACAAGAATACGCAGAAGTTGATTTTGAGAAGTTATATGAAGAAGATCCAGTAGAAGCTGCAAGATTAGAGCATAAGATGCGTAAAAAGCATGAACAATTAGCTCAAGTATCACAGCAAACTCAAGAGTTACAAGCTCAAGAGTTTAATAAATACTTAGGTGAACAACAAAAACTTCTTAGTCAAAAAGTTCCTGAATTAATGGATGAACAAAAAGGCCCTCGTTTTAAACAACAAATGAGAGATTATTTGGGCAACATAGGATTTAATGACAATGAAATTAATAGCGTATACGATCACAGATATGTGATGCTTGTTAAAGATGCGATGAACTATCGTAATCTACAGAAAGCAAAGCCAGGAATAAAGAAAAAAGTGGCTAATGCTCCTAAAGTTGTCAAAGGTGGAGTGGCGAAAAGTAAAGGTCAGGTTAATGCAGAGGCAAGACGTCAACAACTCTCAAAACTACGTAAGACTGGGCAAGTCAGAGATGCTGCCAAGTTCTTTCGTAATTTAATCTAACTAATAACAAGGAGGCCTTATGGCACAACCAACAAACTTATTCGATACGTTTGAGACGGTAGGTATTAGAGAGGATTTAGTGGATGTAATTTATAACATTTCTCCCGAAGATACTCCTATACTTTCTGCAATTCCTAGAACTGCAGCTAAGTCTACAAAACACGAATGGCAATTAGATAGTCTCGCTACACCTGCAACTAACGCAGTTATTGAAGGTGATGACGCAACTATCGATGCACTAAGTGCAACAACTAGAGCTTTCAACTTTTGTCAAATTGCTGACAAAGTGATAGCACTTTCAGGAACTCAATCTGCTGTTGACGCTGCAGGTAGAGCTGATGAAATGGCTTATCAGATTGCTAAAAAATCAAAAGAACTTAAGAAAGATATGGAGTTCGATCTAATCGAGCCAAATGTACAAGTATCAGGTTCTGCAACTGCTGCTAGAGAGCTAGGATCTATTCCTACTTGGTTAAAAACTAACGGTGATGCAGGAACTTCAGGTTCACTTTCTACTGGTTCAGGTACTGACTTACCAGGTTCAGGAACAGACAGGGATTTAACTGAAACAATCCTTAAAACTGTTATCAAAGAGGTGTATGAGTCAGGTGGAGAAATGGACATGTTAGTATGCCCACCATCTGTGAAACAAGTAATTTCAGGTTTCAACGCTAATACAACTCGTTTTGGCCCTGCTGAAGCTAAGACAGAATTTGCGGCTATTGACGTATATTCTTCAGACTTCGGAGACCTAAGAGTGGTACCAAACAGAGTAATGGCTGTTACAGACGCTAAAGATGTATTCATCATTCAGCGTGATATGATGGCAACTGCTTACCTAAGAGATTTCCAAGTTCAGGATCTTGCCAAAACTGGTGACTCTGAGAAGAAACAACTTTTAGTTGAGTATACTCTTGAAGTTAGAAATGAAGCTGCACACGGCATCATTCTTGACATCAACCAATAAAACTAATTAGGTGAGGGGCTTCGGCCCCTCCCTTTTATTTAAGGAAAAAAAATGAATAAAGCTCCAACAACATTTAAACCAGGTGCTACTCAGACTGTAGCCGTAGCTGACTCATCTGCTGCTTCTAGTGCTGTTAATGCACAGACAAGAGATATTAGAGTAGTTTCAACTGTAGATGCCTATGTAGAAATTTCTTCTGCACCAACTGCAAGTTCATCATCATTTATATTACCAGCTTTTACTGTAGAGTATTTAAGAGTTGCTGGTGCTGATAAAGTTGCATTTTTAAGAATTGGTTCTACTACAGGAACTGCAAGAGTAACTGAACTAAGTCAATAATGCGACCAGGTTTTATATCAATTCGTAGTCAGGACAGGTATCGTAACCGTAGAACTGACGTACCGAATGATGCAATATTAGTAGAAGATTTAACCTACCTTTTAAAAGAGGGTGGCGATAACATCATACTTGAACAAGGTGTCGGTGTATCGTATGAGACTGATACGCCAATTCAAAACTAATGAAATTTAGTGAATTAGTTGACGTATTGAAGTCAAAAGAAAAAGATACAAAACAACAAACTAAGAACAAACAAAGATTAAAAGTATTAAGAAAGAGGATAAGACATGGCTGATAGTAA